TGTCAGGTGTTTGCACACTATCAAAGAATGTGCTAACATCAGCTAAACCATATCTTGTATCTACAACAATACCCTTTGCACCGTCTTTAGCCCAAACTCCATTACGATATACACCCTTAGTAAACTTATGTACAGTATAAATACCAGTGTATGTAACACTTGAATTTGTTGACTCAGTACCGTCGTCCTCTGTTGCGTTTGACTCCTCAGGTATACCAAATGTACCTTTTAATCTAGTAACATATCTATATTCACCGTCAGTTCCTTTAGTTCTGTACATTATTGCAAAATATTCGTTTTGTCTATTACTATCAACCAACATACCAGTTTCAGCGTCAAATGACTTACCGATAATTTTAGCTAACATTTCAAGTTGTGGCGGTGCCATTACAATACTAATTGTGTCAGCACTCTCTGAGTTAACAACCATCATCGCTTTATTATCGTAATAGTGCGCCTCTGAGCTTACCTCTGTAGTCTTACCTATTTCGGCAACTGGTGACAAATGGACTGGTTTTTCACATTCAAATTTTTCCTCAGTGTCAGTGATAACCCTAGCAACATATAAATTATCTACACCTCTAAACTCAAATACCTCTTGATTGTTTTGTACATCTGCCATAATTAATCAACCTCCTTAATTATTTTTATAACATTCATTCCACGCCCCGTATGTGTTGGTTCATCACTACCCACATCGTGACCGCGTTCGGCTATCGTCCAACCGTTAGCCTTTAATAATTTTCTAGCATTATTCAATAATTCGTATGTAGTGTTAATGTCGGTTGAGTACACATTCACATCAAAGTCATAAGCTACAGTTAATGTGTTATTGTCATAATGACTATTGCCATACTCTGAGTTATTCCAGTATGTGAAAAATGTTTGTGGATATTCTTCATCATCAGCCAAACCACCTTGTCGCCTAACTGGTACATTAAAGGTGCTCAGTAATTCACATAATTCTATATCCATATACTCAACCTCCAATCCTTTTATGTATTTCATCAGCTAAAATTAATGATTGCATTTTAGCTATTTCTTCATTAACCTTTTTACCATAAATCGCATTATACAATTTAGTGTCTTTTTTCATTCTAGGCGTACCATACATCAGGAATATTGACGGTAAACCACCGTCGTGTATTTTAAAACCTATGTCAATACTTGCCTTTGTACCTTCCCATGTCACCTTAGAGTTGGTTTTAATGGATTTACTAGTGTCTCCAGTTTGATTGTGTTTAACCATAGCTTGTTTAATCTGAGGCGTAATAATGTCGTGTGCTACTTCTAAACATTCCTCAGTAACTTTTTTTAAGTCACCCTCTAAACTGTCTAGCTTACCCATTAACTCGTCAAATCCTTCAAATGTTACGCCCCATTTTTTCTTTGCCATGACTTAATCACCTCTAATTATTACCCTAAAGCCATTTCTTCTAATATACCACTAGCCTCTATAAATACTGTTGCATTATCAGGTAATTCCTCATCAGTTATTAAATATACATTTTGACTTGTACTATCAAATTGAAGTATTCCTCCCTTAATATCTGATTTATTAGAAGAGTCATCTGTGTAATATTCATAAGTACAAGCTAAATTACCCATTACATATGAGTTATGTGTGAATAGCAAATATCTTCCCTTATCAACTTCGTTCATATCTAATGTTATACCATTCGGACTCATTCTAGGCACATGAACTAACTTAGAATAACCAATTTCTGTTAAATAACCTATAAAATAATCGTCACCACCCTCAACGGTAGTTATTCTATATTGTTTTTCAACAAGTGAAGTTCCACCGCTAAAACCTTCTCCACCTGCTATAGCTTGAAGTATCGTTAATAAACTATCTTTAAATTTACCTATTGCCTCTACGGTAGTTTGACTTTTTCCTCCCATAGAGTTATACATATCATCATTTCCTATTAAGTTATAAACTAAATCGTCTAATTGCTCAACGATTGTATCTTTAACATCACTCATTTTACACGCCTCCTTTTATTGCTCTTACTTTAAATTTTAAATATTGATATCTCATATTTATGTTTTCAGGCGTTCCCAAAATCTCATAAACTTTGTCATCTATCTTTATATTACAATTACTTTGTATAACCGTTGTGTACCATGTTTCAATAACCGCCGTATCTTCCACAACTAACACATCGTTAACAGTTTTCTCAGTACCTCCAAAACTTTTAAAACTACAAAAAAATACATCTTCATGCTCTGTGAATGTTTTGGTGTCAACTCCTCTAACTGTTTTAATAGTTGGTGTCAACACTTTAAAAGGTACGGTATAAGGTGTGTTTGGTTTAAAATCTGCCATAATTACACCCCCTATAAATCAATAATTGTTTTGGTGCAAAATCTCATCGAACCGCCTAAACTCTCAATCTCACATCTAAATCGTTGTAGTTTGTTTCCCGTAAATACACCGATAAAGTCAATAGTAATTACTTTATAATCGTCTGACTCTATACTATTAACATACGCACTCACTACAGTAATTTTATTGTTAACCATTAACTCATATCCACTATTAATTGCATTAAATAAATTATTAAAAGTATCTACACCCACAATATTCGTTACTATAGTGTTAACATTTGTATTGTATAAAGTTGCAATTAAATTACTATCTATAGTGTATTTATTAGTTAGATTGTTTATAATTCTCTCTAACCATAATTCAAGTGATTTAATGTTTAGTGGTAAACTGTTTTTAAATTCATTCAACATCATTTACACCTCACTTTTATTAAGAGTTATTTGTGTTACTCTTTGCATAAAATAATTACTCAACTTTGCGTCACCACTTCCATAATTCCATAGGTCTGTAACGCCTCGACTAATAACACCCACATAGTCATTAATGTTTTTATCAGGTACTCCCGCACCTATCATATAGTCTTTAACCTCATCAATATAAATCTTTAACGCATTATCTTGATAATTACCGCCTATATTTAATGCTTGTTTAACTTTCAATAATAATTCCTCATCTGTCATAGCGTTACACCTCCTCTATTAGAATAACGATGACACAACCTCTACTTTTCCACATCTAACGGCTCTATTATTACTTGTACATTCTGCAACATATAAATATACTCCACTATCTGCCATAATTTCGCTTACACCGTTCCAATCGGTCCAACTACTTAAATCTTGATTTTTAGCTGGTAATACCTTAACACTCACTTTATATTTATACTTATTACCGTCAGTTAGAGGCTCAGTAACTTTTATAACAGTTTGCCCCGCACTTGTACCCTCACTAGATGTTAGTTTGAGTGTATCAATTACAGTTGTTACCATTTCAACCGTTGAACCGTCCGACATGGTAATTAAACCATTGTTAACATCACCGTCACCGTCTAAATTTATTTCAGCGTTGGTAATATTCACGCCTCCACCACCTGCATAATTTTTATTGATAAAATCTAAAATATCAGCTATCGTATTCCCTTGTATATTTTCTATTGAGATACCAGTAACTTTAACCGCTAATTCTTTTAATTTAACTATGTTATTTTGCTCTATCATAGGTTAATACCTCCTATTCTCCAAATACTCCCACGGGTATTATTTTACCCGTGGAAATACTCAATTTATGATTAAAAAGAGGATTAACTATTTAGTTAAGATGTATGCACTGTTAACATCTAACATCTTACCGTCTAAGATTGCTAAACCTTTATTAACCCATTTATTAGTATCATCGTTGAAATAACGCTTAAATCCTAGTTGCATATTTGAGTTAATAGCGTAATCTGTAGGTTTAAAGTATAGTGCAAATGCTTGTCCACTTTCAGCCGTATCAAAGTCAGCTAAAATATCAGGCTCAACTAAAATTACTTCTTTACCAGCAAATCTACAAACAGTGTCACCATTTTGTACATTAAATGTTTCAGTTCCTAGTGGGTTATTATTTGCGTCCTTTAATGTCATACAGTATGACTCCCATGTATTAGCAGTCATAACTAATACGCCTTGTCCTCTGTATGCAAGTGGGATTATTGCAAATAATTTCTTTCTCCACTTAGTCCAATCTGACAACTCAGCCTCAGTAAATTTAACCTTGTTACTAGCTTTAATTCTAGTGTCGTTAAGTATTCCTAGAGGTTGACCTTCTCCACTACCGCTTAAAATCATCTTGTCAAATTCCTTAACAAATGCCTCAGCTAATAGGTGTGCAATCTCTTTTTCTAATACATCAAGTGTAACAACTTGTGATAATAGAGATTGGCTAATTCTAGCCTCAACAATGTGATAATTAAATGATATAGATGTTTTAATTTGAGGTGCTTTTTGAGTCTCACTAACCTCAGTTTCAGCTAACCATGTTACAGTTGCTACAAGTTCCTCTATTGGAAATTCTACACCACCCTTAACATTTAACTTTCTAACCTTGTTGTATAAGTTACCATATACTTTGATTTCCTTAATAAACTCAGTCATTACAGTCTTAGGTATAACCATACCTACATCAGATGTTACAAGTGTTTCGTTATCTCTGATTTCAGCACTTAATTGTCCAGTTCTAACATAAGTTGCAAATGCGTTTCTATACTCTAATGTTTCAATAACATCAACATTTCTTGCATTTGCTCCTTGATTTAGATTTCCAAATGACGCCATAGGGTTACCGCCTCTAGTTTGTACGCCGTTGTTAGTTGGTCCGTTACTTCTTGCGTCAGCTCCTTCACCTTCTCCACCTTCGCCGTTAGCTCCGCCGTTATTTCCTTCACCTTGTCCATTTACATCGTCTTCGTCAATAGCCTCAATTTCTGCCTCAACATCTGCGATATCTTCGTTTAAATCTTCTAATTGCTCATTAATTGCTCTTACTTCGCTTGCGTCATTACTTGCTAACGCTCTTGTTTTTAGTGTTTCTCTTTTCTTCATTAATCTTGCTAGTCTTTTTTCTAAAATTTTCTTTCTATTCATGTTACATACCTCCTAAAATTTTCGTTTTTAATTTTAATAGTTCTAACTCATCATCGTTGTTTCTTTTATTTGAATTATCGCCGTCACTGTCCAGTGTGATGTTTTTCACATT